CCACTTCGTCTTTGACTGAAACCTTAAACGCAAGCATCGAGAACGGCTCGGTTTATTACACCCCCGAAGTAACCTTCACTATCAACAAACTGCAAGTCGCAGTCCGCAACGAACTCCGCTTGCTGGTACGCAACCGTGTCATCGTCATCGTCCAAGACAACAACAACCGCTACTGGTTGTTAGGCTCTGCCAACGGCTTGGAAGCAACCGCTGGAACCGCTGGAACTGGTACTGCCTTCGGGGACCGCAGTGGCTACGAGTTGACGCTTACCGGGATGGAACCTGACCCGATGTTCTCGATTGCATCCACAGTCTTTTCACCATCGACTGCGCAGATACTCGGTTCGTAGTATCTTTGGCTTAGGTTTTCATCATCTGAGGTTTGAGAGGGGCAGTCAGCAATGGCTGCCCTTCTTATTTTTACCCCATGAAGATTTGTATCGTTTACAACGCTCATCCAACCGGGTGCAGTTTCTACCGCCTTGAAATGCCTAATGCTTACCTTGGCGACAACTACCCGGAGTTTGACTATGTGTGCGTTGAGAACATCACGACCATCAGCGACGAGGGGCTTCGTTCAATAGACCTATTCCTGTTCAGCCGTTTGTGGTGTCAGGGAACCATGGAGCAAGTGGAGAATGTTTACAAAGCCCTGACCCAATACGGGGCGAAAGTCATCCTTGACTTGGACGATTACTGGGCCCTTGAGAGCGGCCACATCATGTACCGCCACTATCACGAATCCAAACTCGCTGACGTCATCCGCAAGCACATCAAATTGGCTGACTGGGTAACTTGTACCACCGAACACCTTGCTGCCCGCATACGGCCTCTAAACGCTAATGTGAGCATATTGCAGAACGAACCTTACGAAGCCTATCAGCAGTTTATTCCGAATCCTGACGAAGAACCTGACAAACACCTCGTCAAGTTTGGTTGGTTCGGTGGGGCGCAGCATGGCGAGGACATGGAACTGCTCCGTGAGGGGATGCAGAAACTACGCTGGGACGCAAACTTGGACGGCAAGTACCGCCTCTATCTCGGAGGATGGAACGACAACAACCCCGTTTACGAGGGCTACGAGAAAATCATCAGCGACCAAGGGAATAACCCGAATTACGGACGCATTCAGGCAGCGGATATTTACTCCTACGTCGGGGGCTACAACTTCGTGAACGTAACCCTTGCACCTTTGAGGGACACCAAGTTCAACAAACTCAAGTCCGAGTTGAAGGTGGTCGAGGCAGGGTGGATGAACAAAGCGATCATCGCATCCGAAACCATCCCCTATACCGATGTCATCCGACACGGAGAGAACGGGTTTCTCGTCCCTTACAACAAACCCAAGGACTGGTACAAGTACATCAAGCAGTTGATCCTTGACCCCGACCTGCGTAAAGGCTTGGCTGACAACCTAACGAGGGACATCAAAAAGCAGTTCAACGTGGCAGAAACCGCCAAGAAGCGGGCCGAACTATACAGGCAGATTGGGCGCAAATTGTGAAATAAGGGCGGTCGGTACATTTAGGGGTAGATGCTTTACCTAAACCCTGACACGACCAACACGATTACCGTTACTTGGACCGAGCGAGCCAGTACGGGGAGCAGGTACATCCTGCGCCTTACGAGCATCGCCAAGAACACGACTACCGACTACACCCTGCTGAAATCAGCCAACCTTTCCAACTATACCAACCGCTATGACCAATTTTCGCTTGCCGTGGGGTCGCTTGAAACAGGCTCGTATAAATATGAAGTTTACGATACCAATAGCACGGTTGCCGCTGCTTTGGCGGTCGTTGAAACGGGCTTGGCTTTTGTACAAACCGCAACGATAGGCTTTAACACCTACTCAAACACAATCACTTACAACACCTATCTCGCATCCAGCGTGAGGGTATTCGATTCAACCTTTGACCAATCCTTCGCATGAGCGTACAAACACGAAGCGACCTCCAAGCGAGTGCTGCTACCATTACCAACGAAACCGCTGCCGGGGCGAACACCGCATCCCGTGTGGGCGGTCTATTTGACGACCTTGCTGACACCGCAACGCTTGACCGGGAAAGGGGCTTTGCAAACCTTTACATAGACACCGACACGGCCTTTACCCCGACGCAAGGGCAAAGAGTCAAGTTGACAAGTGCGATGAAATCAGGCGTTTTGTCAACCTACAATTTCACAAGGACCACCAACTCGCTGACCTACACCGGCACAACGAGTGCGGCTCTTCGCATCGCTGCGTCCATAGTCTTGTCGCAGAACAACAACAACCAAATCAAGGTTTACATCGCCAAGAACGGCACACCGATAGACCAGTCAATGACTGACATCACCACAACCCACACGAACGGCCATGCGATTTACACGGAAGCCTACGTTACAGGTGCGGTCAACGATGAGTTCACTATCTACATCAACGCAATTTCAAGCGGTGCAACTATCACGATTTCAGCCCTTTCATTCACAGTTCATACGCTATGAGTAATAAATCTACTCAACACTTCACCCAATGGCTTGGGATAGAGCATAAGGTCCCTGTGATGCTGGAGAACCGCTCCGGCAAGTACATAACCTATGGTTTTGCGAACGAATACCCCTACTACCTCCTTGACAACTATCGCAGGAGCAGCAAGCACAACGCTATTGTCAACGGCAAGGTGAATTACATCATGGGCGGTGGATGGCAGGCAGGGGATGACTTGACCGTGGAGCAGCAAGCCCGGTTCATCAAGTTCTTCGACGGAATGTCCAGCACGGAGGACCTCAACGATATTACCGAGAAACTGGTCCTTGACTTGGAACTATTCAACGGCTTTGCGGTTGCGGTTACTTGGTCCAAACTTGGGACCATCGCCAAGATGGAACACGTCCCGTTCGAGAAAATCCGTGTTGACAAGGAAGAAAAGATGTTTCAGGTCGCTGACTGGTACAACGATGACATGATGCAGTTGTTCCCCAAGGTCGGGGACATCGAGAAGATTCCTGCCTTCGACCCGGAGAATCGCCTCGGAAAGCAGTTGTTCTACTATCGGGTCTACGCAGCAGGCGTGAAGCACTATCCTCTCCCCGAATACATCGGGGGGAATGCTTGGATTGAGGCAGACGTGCAGGTCGCGAACTTCCACAACAACAATCTCCGGAATAACTTTTGGGGCGGTTACTTGATTAATTTCAACAACGGCATCCCGACACCCGAAGAACAGGGCGACATCGAGCGTCAAATCAAGCGCAAGTTTTCAGGAACCGACAACGCTGGTCGCTTCGTTGTAACCTTCAACGACGATGCAGCCAAGGCCCCGACGCTTGAACCGCTCACTCCGAGCGACATGGATAAGCAGTTTGAGATACTGAACAAGGCCATTCAGCAGGAGATATTCATCGCCCACCGTGTAACCAACCCCATGCTATTCGGGGTCAAGACCGAGGGCCAATTGGGTGGACGCAACGAATTGGTCGAGGCTTACGAACTATTCAAGGCGACCTACGTCAACGACCGGGTCCGCAAGGTGGAGCGGATGATCAATTATTTGGGATCCTTCAATGGCGTTGAGGGTATGGAACTGATCCCCGTAGAGCCTATCACGGAGCGACTAAGCGAACAAGCCCTGTTGCAGATAATGACCCAAGACGAACTGCGTGAGAAAGCGGGGTTGCAACCCTTGGAGAAACCTGCCGACGTTGTGGGACCTAATCCCCAACCCGACGAGCAACCGCAATCCGTGGAGGCCTTGCAGAGCAACGACAACATCAAGAAACTATCGGGCCGTGAGTACCAAAACCTGATGCGTATTGTCAGGCAGTATATGCAGGACAAAATCACGCTGGAGATGGCTCGGACCATGCTATCAGCAGGATTCGGCCTATCAGCCCAAGAGATTGACACGATGCTGGGCGTTCAGTCCCAAGAGTTCAGCGAACCGACTTGGGGCGAAGAGGACGACGAGGACTACGGCTGGGGCGAGGAAGAATTCAAGGTCTTGGAGGTTGTTGCAAGTAAGTTCGGATGCCATGCAGACGATTACCACGTCATGCACTCCAAGCCGATGCGGTTTGACTCCAACATAGACGAGAATATCCGCTTGGCCTTTGCCGAACTTGGCGAGGAAGAGAAAGAGTTGGACCTGAAGATTGAGGCTTACCGCAAGAAGAACCGGGACGCATCGGTTGAAGAAATGGCAAAGGAATTTGGGGTCAGTAAGGCGAAGGTCGCCAAGCGAGTCGCTTACTTGATTACCAAGGACCGCTACCCAATCAGCCGGGCCGTGGACAAGATTGCCGAGCAGAACCTTCCAAAGAATGTCAAGGAAGTTGCCGAGCCAGTCTTGGAGGTGCGTTACAAGTATGCATGGGCGACAGGGTTCAGCAACAAGGACAAAGGCTCCAGCCGTGAGTTCTGCAAGGTCATGCTTGACTTGGCTGGGCAGGGCAAGGTTTACACCCGTGAGGACATCGACGGGATTTCTGCGATTATGGGCTACTCGGTTTGGAATCGCAGGGGCGGTTGGTATCACACGCCCAGCGGAGTGAATCGGCCGCAATGCAGGCACGTATGGGAGCAGCAGTTGGTAATCCGCAAAGGCAATAAAATCAGCAAGGCATGAAGGCACTATTCATAAGCGAAGAAACGCTGCTCGACAATAGCATCATCAACGAGAACGTATCCTACACCCAGATACGTCCTACGGTTGTCAAGGTGCAGGAGATGCGGATTCAGCCCATCGTTGGCTCTCCGTTGTATGGGGAATTGGTTACGCAGGTCGTCAGCGGTTCAACGTCTGCCCTGAACCAAACGCTCTTGGAGGACTACATTCAGCCTGCAATGATTCAATGGCTTTACTACGAGTTGCCAATGGTGTTGGCCTTCAAGTACATGAACAAGGGGATGGTCCGTAGAACGAGCGAAGAGTCCTCGCAAATGAGCATGGAGGAAATCACACGGCTCACGGATAAGGTCAAGAACGATGCCGAGTGGTACTCCGAACGCATTACCCGCTACCTCATGGAGAACCGCAACTCCTATCCCTTGTGGAACTCGCCTCCGTCTGCTTTGGATACGATTTACCCGAACGCTACCAACTACCGCACCGGGATGGTCTTGGACCGCAACAGGAGGATGGGAATCAGCAACTTGGATTACCCCTACCCTTACGGTCAATTCGGGGCGTGTAATGACTGCTAACGATGGGCGCACACAAGAAGAACATACTGAAACTGCAAAACTATGTCTTGGATAAAAATCAAGCAAGCCCTGCTGGACCTTGCCAACAACCACCCGCAAGTAAACTCCTTCGGGACGGGCGACCCGCTTGCAATCGGCACGGACAACACCATCAACCTTCGAACCCCAAGCCGTGAGCGAATCGTCTATCCGCTCGTTTTTGCGGATGTTCAGTCAGCAACTACTGACGCTGGTACTTTGGACTTGGTGGTTGGGGTTTACTTTTCTGACCGTGTTGAGTCCATTAAGCCGATGGGCGGAGTGGTTTCGGGCAGCCCTACGCTGGGTTGGCAGGACAACGAGGACGAGGTCCTAAGCGACCAACTGCAGGTAGCACAGGACTTCATATCATCGCTTACAAACGACCCGAGCGAGGACTGGACCCTATCGTCAAGCGTATCGCTTACGAGGTTTGTAGAGAGCCGAGATGACCGCACGGCTGGCTGGCAGGCGACGATGACTTTTGAGATTCCTTACTCTCACTCGGTTTGTGAAATTCCCACATAAAAGACATTTACAATTAAACGCTAAAAAATGCCTACACCCATATTGCAACAAATGCTCGGCCAAGGTGGTACGATGGAGTTCATCAACGGAACCGTTACCGGGAAGAACTACGACTTCTTGGTAGTCAACGCTGCTGCCACATTTACAACCCTTACTGGAACTGGAAGTGAGAACCTGATAACCGCTTACAACTTGTCGGGCGCATCCATATCCGCTGGTATCGTGATTTCAGGACGCAATGGCGGCAAGATTACTGCCGTTACTCCAAGCGCAGGTTCCGTCATCGGTTACACATTCCTCTAATGCTAATCGGCTACGGTTACGGCTACCCGACCAATATGCTCATCGGTGGACTTGCTGCCGGGGTTTGGGGTGCTTTTAATGCAAGGGCTACGGCTGACGGGGCGACCGCTGCCGAGGCTGCCGTGAATGGCTGCCTGTTCGTCCGATTCGCTGCAATCTTCAACTTCTAACAATGCCGACACCTTCGCTGATTTTAGTACCTGCACGCTTTAAGACAGGCAAACTCTACACCCCTGTTGCAACGACTTCGGGTGGTTTGGTCCTTGGTGCGTCAGGCGACTTCAACGTTACCCGTGCAACGACTGCGACCCGTGTGAATGCAAGTGGCTTGATTGAGTCGGTGGCTTCGGGGATTCCAAGGTTGGACTATCCCCTTGGCGGTGGCTGCCCTGCGTTGTTGGTGGAGCCTGCTGCGACGAACTTAGCCCTGCATAGCCGAGATTTAACGAATGCCGTTTGGTCGGGAACAACCGTAACAACCGAAAAGAATGCCGTCGGTGCAGATGGAGTTGCATCAGGAGCCACGACAATAACTGCAACGGCTGCAAGTGGAACGGTCCTCCAAGCCTTATCCCACGCATCGCAGAGCCGTGTTTTTTCGGCATACATTCGCAGGGTAACAGGTACGGGGGCTATCCAATTAACGACCAATGGAGGAACCAACTGGACCACCGTTACAATTTCAAGCCTTTACACGCAAGTTGCTTGTGTTGCTCAAACGGTTGCAAGTGGCACGGTCGGCATTCGTTTGGCCGTAAGTGGCGACGTGATTGAGGTGGACTTTACGCAAGGTGAAGTCGGGCCTGCTGCTACATCGCCAATGGCAACGACTACTGGAACGGTAACCCGCAACGCAGACGTGATAAACCTATCAGGCGCAGTCAGCGGATGCATCGGGCAGACGCAGGGGACGATTTATGCGGAGGTCGTATTGAGCAGAGTAAACACAAGCCCATTGATTACAATTAGCGATGGAAGCGACTTAAATAGAATCCAAATAGCCTTTGCGTCTGCAACATCTTTAATAGCCATAATAAGAATTGCAGGTGCAAATGCAAATTATACGGTTACAATCCCAACCATACCAGCAACGGGTGGCGTTTACAAAATGGCCTTAGGCTATAAAACGGATGATTATTGTTTTGCACTTAATGGCACAGCGTATGCAAGCACGGCATCAAAAGGCGTTCCCGCTTGTAATAAAATCGGATTAGGGACATCCGCAACAGATGGGGCATTCTTAACCGACCGAATCCGTGCCGCTGCCCTTTACACGACCCGCCTAACCGATTCCGAACTCGCAGCCCTTACGACCCTCTAATGGCTACCTTCCGCAAGTATGTCTTTCCCAAGCAGGCCGACGCTGACAAGGTGCTGGCTCTCTGCACAGGCACGACCGCTGCGGTGGCTCTTGGGGTCTTGGACGGCCTTGTGTGCTACGACATTCTTTGGGAGGGCGACGCCCCTGAAGAGTCCAAGCAGTACGAAACTTGGCCCGAACCCTGCGGAGTTCACGCCTTCGCTGGATGGGAGGAACAATACGAAGCAGACTACCACCAACACAAATCACTATGAGAATCTTCCGCAAACGCAACCCCGAAACCCCAAAACTCCCTTTTATGAAATCAGCAGTCATCGCTTTACTTCGCCACCTTCTCACCTTCATCGGTGGAACACTCGTCGCCAAAGGCATCATCGATGCAGCCACTCTCACCGAAATCATCGGTTCCGTATTGACTTTACTTTCAGTAGGTTGGATGGCTTTGGATAAGACAAAGGGCGAGCCGAACAAGTAATGAACCTAATCGAAACCACCATCGTC